CCTACAGATCCAAATTTTTTTTTAAATAAACCACCACCAGTTCCTCGATAATAAACATTTTTACCTGCACCCATTGCTAACTTCATATTAAATTCATTAGCAACAGTCATAAGCCCAGGAAAGAATCCAGACATTTCACCATCTTCAATAAATCTAAATCCTAAACCATTAGGATCACCGTATTTTCTTGTAAGTAAAATGTCAGGTATCATTTGTCTTGCGTATATTTTTTGCAAAGCAAATATGTCAGACATAATCATACCTGCTTCTATTAATTCTAATTGAGCTTGTTTATCTAAATTTAATTCTCTAGCTCTATTAGCTCTTGCGTATCTTGGATCTTTAAATACATATCTTTGTACTGCATCGTAATCACCTTTTCTTGGCTTAACAAAAGGAAAGTGATTTGATAAATCTTTAACTAATCTATCTAAATCAGCTTTGTTAATTTGAATACCTTGCCTTGCATAAAATCTAGTAATTATATCTCTAAAATGATCTGCATTTTTATCAATGGCATTTTTAATATAGACAATGTTAATATAGTCTTTAACACCTTGCCCACGTTTAATTCTTTCTAATCGTTTAGTTAATTTATCTATTTCTTTTTCAATTCTAGATATGTTGTAAACTGTAGTTTCTTTTTTTCCGTATTTACTTGTAAAGGAAACAGAACCTTCTCCTTTTGTTCTTAAATTTTTAAGCTGTTGGTTCCAAAATTTTAATTCTGATTCAACAGGAAGTTCTCTAATTTTAAGTAGATTAGCTTCTTTAAATAAAGGTTCATAAACATTTTTTTGAGTAATTCTAGCAGCTTCAGCTACTTCAGGTATAGAATGATCAAAACTATTTAGTCTTGCAATAGTTACTTCTTTAGCAAATTGATCTTGATTTAACCAACCTTTGCTTTGAGCATCTTTACCTCTGTTTTTAAACATCATAAATAAATCTGTTTTAGGTACAGATGCACCAGTTTCTAATTGCTGCCTTTCAACATATTTTAAATATTGACCTTTAACTAATTTATGAGATTCAATTTCTTTAGCTCTCATCATACGCATATCAGTTTCTATTGATTTACCAGTTGCACTAAATCCCCATGCTTTAGTATTTTTTAATTTAAGCAAAGGAGTATCTAATAAATCTCCCATCATTCTTCTTGCTGTTAAAGATAATTTTTGATTAATAACTCTAAATACAGGAGTCCATGGCCCATCTTCTCCAAATATTCTTAAGTTAGTTTCAATAAATTTTTCACCTGTCATTTCTTTTTTAATAGTTGTTCTTACAGGTGTAGTTACACCTTCTGCACCAACTCCACTTGGAGCTAATTCTTTTGTTTCAGGTTTAACAAATGTTCCATCTACAGCTACATCTCCGTCTTTAATATTTTTACCTATCCATTGGCTTTCTAATTCTTTGACATTTTTTTGTACTGACAATGGTGGAGGTGCTGTTAGTTTATTTAAAATAAAAGGAATACCATAAGCAGCTCCAGCTACCCAAGCTACATAAGCATCTTCTCTAAATGGATCTAAATTTTGTTTTGCAAATTCTTCTGCTGTTGCAGCTGTTCCAAACATTAATGTAGATCTTCCACCTATTTGTGCTGCTTTAGGTAATAATAATAACATTGATGGATCAGTAAAAGCTCCAGTAATTCTACCTAAATGATACCAAGGAGATTCTTTATTAACTGAATGTCTTTGTTTTAATTTTTCAATCATTGCAGTTGTTTCTGCTTGACTTTTACTAAAATAAAAATGATGCATGAACTCCTCATATCCTTTTAATTGAGGATCTTGAGATGGAACATAATTTTCCTCAGCAGGAAAACTAGAGTCATCATTCATTTTTTGATAAATAAGCATTGGTAGGTTTTCTTCTTTAAAACCATCCCACCAATCAGTAACACTATAATCTACTACTTTATTATTTTCTGCTCTCTTTTTTTCAATATCAGCTAAAGAGATAGGTTGAGGAAAAAAAGTTGCCATTATCTATACTTACCTAATTCACCATTGTAAGATTGAATGGCATTGTTATAACCTTCAAAAATTACAGCATCTACATAAGCATTAGATGAGCCAAATTTTTCTTTATAATATTCATGCCCCATTTCATGTCTAACAATAAACTTTAATAATTTATGCATTTGATTTGAATCTAATAAATCAATTCTGTCATTAGGTTCAAAATTAGAATATTGTTTTAAAGCTTTTAAATATGATGTTGTATCTTCTGCATACATTGTAAGTATTTCTTCAATGGTAGGCATATCTCCATATCTAGTATCAATATCATTAATTTTAGAAGTTAATGTCGAATGATTTAAAATTGTTTTAACAGCTGCTCTTATGCTGTTTTTAGGATGTCCAAATACTGCAAATTTTCTACTATCTCTTTGGTATTTAACATCCATTTCACCATCCCAATTAGCAGATGATACAGCTCCCCAGTTATTTGTTCTGTGTGTTAATGCTAAAGATCCATCTTGATAATTTTCTTGTACCCAAGTCTGAAAATTTAATTCCATATTATTTTTAGAATATGGCATTTTGTCAGGTGGATATAATGCTTCTACTGCTTTTTCTGTATTTGTAATATTTCTATTTTCGTTAATTTTTCTAACAAATGATTTGCTTTCACTAGCAATAGCATTCATAGTTTCAAAAGTAGTTCTTAACTCTCTTAAATCACCTTCAAAACCTAAAGCATTGGCAATATAATAAAATGGTCTTAATTCAATTGGAGTATCATTTAATCCTGGTATATCTGGATACCATCTCCAATCTCCTAATTGAACACCCATACGCATAGTTCCATAAATAAATTTTTCTGCCTCTAATGATTTTTCTTTATCTAAATTTTTATAAAGATCTGTTTTTTGAAATTCTTTAAACATTAAATCAGCAGCATGATTAACTACTTGTGTTGCACTATTAGGTGCGTTTTCATCAATAACATTAGTCCATCTATGAGGTTCGAAATAACCATCTAAAGTAATAGCATCTGCTCCTTTGTGGATAGTTAATCTATAATTATTAGTACCATCATTATCTAAAGCTATTTTAACTGGGCCATTAGGATTATCAGCATATTCAACAAAATAAGTTTTAACTACTTCTTCCCAATTGTCTGTTCCAAACATTGCAATTAATTCATCTTTATTTTTTGAATGAAAAGTTTTATTAAGATGTGCATAAACATCATCATTATTAAAAGAACCTTTAGTTAACCAATAAGGATTTTTAACTAATTTTGGTATTCCATCAGAAGTATTAGTTTCAATACCCCAATTTTCATCTTTAAGTCTTTGAACAGTTCTGTGCCAAGCTTTTTTTCTTAAAGGTTTGTTTTCTTTAGACCAAACATCCATATTGTCTGATTTAGCCATTAATGTTAATTCATTAAGATACATAGCTTCAAATGTTAATTTAGCATTTGGCGGCATTATTTTTGAAGCATCAGCTTTCCAAGGTAGCCAAGTTGTTTGATCACTTTGAGAAAGAATATGTTTATGTAATGGATTTTTTTCATCCATAAACAATTTAAGAAAAGCATTAGGAGAATGAGCTTCTTTAGATATTTGATTATCTAATCTATTCCAACTCATCCATAAAAAATTACCTTCATTACCTTCGTGAAATGATTGAGCTATTTTTTCTGCTCTAGATTCCCAATCTATGTCTTTATAACTATTAGCAATTTCGGCTGCAACAACATCATTTCTACTTTCAAGACCTTGTTCGGCTGCCCATTTTAAGAAAGGATCAGCTCCATTCCAATTAGGAAACATATTATCGCTAGTTAAAAAATTATAAGCTAAAATTTTTTCTTTTAATTGTGCAAGTACTTCTGGTTTATCATATGAACCACCAGCTTCTATTTGTAAATAATTTTTAAATTCATTTGGAAATATATTTAATTCTTTTAGTAAATGTGATGCAGTTTTAAAACTATCAGTAAATTCTCCATTTTGGTCTAATCCCATTTGAATAGTATGTATGCCATAATCTGCTAATATTTTAGAAGCTACATCATCTTTTTCTTGTTCACTTGAAAATTCAATTAATTTACCACCTTGATAAAAGGTATTAACTTTAGCTGCTATATAATTTTTATAATTAACGTCTTCTATAATTTGATTGTATTTAGTTGATCCAGGTAAAGCACCCACTTCTATTGCAATTTCATTACCTGATTGTTCACCATTAAAGTTTTCCCAAGATAAAATATTATTTGGTTCTTTTAATTGATCTATATTAAGTGATTTATCAGAAGCTTTTTTTGTAAATCTATCTTTTTTAAAATCGCTATATCTTTTTAAAATGCCATCTATTACTTGTTCTCTAGAATCATCATCATTTAAAAATTCATTATATTTTATTAGAATGGGATTATTTTCTATATTTTTATATTTATCAAATTTTACTAATTCAGAGTTAATTAATGGTGTTGCATTTTTATTTAATGATAAAAGCTTTAACCATTCTAATGCAAGTTTTTCATCGCCTATTGCATTCATCATATGGAAACCATTAGATATATGTAATGCTAATAATTCATCATTAATCATTTTTTCATGAGTAGCATCAGATCTAGTTTCTTTAGATCCTTTTTTAACCATTAACTCATAATCATGACGAGATTGTTCATTAACAGTTAGTAATGCTTCTATTGTTTTATCGTTAATAGCAGATTTAGCTAAATTGCTATTCGGCATTTCAGATGCAACTCTAATAGAATTTTCAGCATTAGTGTTATTACTTTTCCATATTTGTGCATTATCAAACATTAATTTTGATTCATCTAATTTGTATCTGTTGTTAGATGCATTCGTCACTAAATGTGATCGAGATGCCATTAACATAGATGCAGCTTGTAATTTATATTTAGGTGGAACTTTTTCTAAAAGATTGTTTATATAAGTATCAATTGCACCCTTTATACCATCTGGGTTATTTTCAAATTCTTTACTAATTTTATATAATTGATCTGTAGTTTCTAATTGAAAAGTTTGCCAATAATTAGCAGCAGCTGTTGCATCAGCTTCATTTTGCAATCTATTAATAGTAGGTTTAAAATTGTCATAAATAATACTTAAATTACTTTTAGCAGGTACATGAGGTACATGACTATCTATAGTTTTTAATTTAACTTCTTTTTTACCGCTATCTAATGCCATTATGAAAAAACTCCAAAAAAAAATATTATTGTTATTTTATGAATCATATAAATCCTTCTTAGCTTTTGCTTCCCATCCAGCACTAGCAATTGTTGCCCATCCACCAAATTCTTCTTGCTTTCTTTTAGATTTAGCTATTTGAGCATTTAACGATAGTTCGTTAATGTCAGATGTCATATTTAATCTAATTGTTGAGATGTCTTTTTTAGCTTTTAATTCTTGTTGATCTTGAATATTTAAAAATGATCTACTATCAATGCTAAAACCAGAAGATGCTTGTAATGCTAAATTATGAGCAGAAGCTATTCTTAATTTTTCAATTCTATCTTCTTCTTCACGTCTAGCAACTTCTGCTATTCTTTGAATACGATCTTGATACTTTTTTTGATCAGCTTTAGCTTGTTTTTTAGATTCTTTAATATCATACAAAGCTTTACCAGCTTGTATAACAAACATTGTTACTGGATCAGCACTCATGCAAAAACTACCTCCACACTCATACCCAAGATTTTCATTGGTAAAGGATCATCTTGAGAAATTGTTATTGTTGGACTTTTGTCGTAACCTAAAAAGAAAAATTCTTTTTTAGCTGTTACTGGAACTAGGTCAGAGCCACCTTGGAACGATACTTGTTGAACTACTAAAGATTTAGAGGTGCTGTCCGCAGCTTTAATAGTCATATCTAGGGTAGAGTTTAAATCCACGATGGCTCTAGATATTCTTCTTGGAAGACCTGTTAATGGGCCTTCAGGTAATTCTTTGTCTATAGGCATAGTTTCTACACTAGGTATATAATTAAAACCTACTTCAAGAGCTGTTGCTTTAGGTGCATTAACAAGTGTAATTGTATCAGTACCTGAAACAGTAAATGATCCAATTGAACTATTGCCTTCAACTACATTTATAGATTCATTTCTATAAATTGTATTTACTGTATGTAAAAATCCTTTAGTAAAAGTTATTACAGCATTATCAGCAGGAGTTGCTGCTAAAGTTTTATCTAATGTAAGAGAGTATTCTCCAGAACCATTATTTACCAAAGATTCAATTTTATATTCTGTTGCATTACCAGCAATAGTAAATTCTTCATTTACTTTAGGTGATGATGTTAATCCATCAACAACTAATACTGTTCCGGATTGAGAACCTCCATCAACTAATGGAGTACCTCTTTGATTTAAGGTAGAAGTTGTAGCACAATCTAATGTATTACTATCATCATCTGCAAATTTTTCTAAAGTATAAACTGTAGATCCATTTAATGATCTTTTAGCTATACAAACTAAATTAGCATTAAGAGCTGCTATTGATTGAAAAGTATCTCCATCTCTTGTTGACCATTGTACCCACCCTGCTATTTTTTCATCTCTTACAGAATGAAATACAGATAACTTACCTGGGTGTGTAGATCCATTGTTTAAGAAAAAAGCATATTGTTCAGGTCTAGTATTATTACCTTTCATAATTGCTATTTCTTTTGGACTATCAATTAAATGTTGAGCAAGAATAGATACAGAAGTAGATTTGTAGCCATCTTCAATATCTGAATAAACAAATTCTCTAACTGATTTGCCATTACGTTGTATAAATCCTGTAGCTTGATCAAATTGTTTAGGAGCTGTTCTTGAGATTCCGTATGGAGTTTGTCTGTTAATACTTACATTAGATGGAGTAATAGTATTGTCTGTACTTGATAAAGGAACAAAATATTCACCACCATCAGTAAAGATTTGTAAGTCTTTACCAGAAAACATATGTCTAACTTCGTTAACTTGATCCCCTGATATATCTACATCAATTGCATCTGCATCATCTGCATCATCTACATCGAAATTAAAATATTCTGAAATTTTAGAAGCTAATACAGCAGCAGGTCTAGAAAATAATCCAGCTAACCATAATCTTTTAGTATGAAAAGTTACTGCTTGAGGATAACCTCTTAAAGAAGATATTGCTTGTTCATCCCAATCTGCTGTTGCAGTAGTGTTAGCTAATGTTTCATTACAAGTAGCTGTAACTTGTGTTGCACTTGTATAACCAGTTATGGTCATAGTTTTTTTATCTTTTCGTATTCGTACTCCTACCCATGAATTTGTAAAAGTATTTGCACTAGCTGTAACAGTTACACTTCCACTTGTTCCACTTGTTGATATTGTTGTAGCTGAATCTGCGTATTTGTAATATGGTTCGTAAACAGGATAACCTGAAGAATGTGTTGCAAATTCAAATACACTAACAGTAAATGATGTAGCTGACTCTCTAAATATTTTTCTTATTGGTCTATTTCTATGAGTTACAAAAATAGTATCACCAAATTGAGCAAAATTAAGTTCAAATAATTCAGCAGTTATCCAATTGCAATTAGTTGTATAATTAGATGTAATAGCAGTACCAGATGTATTATATACATCCATTCTATTGTTAGATAATACAATAATAGCTACTTCATCATCAGAAAATATAAATGGTATAATTCTAGATTCCGCAGGTAATGTAGCCA